ACGCAGTGGCGAGCGCGAGTTCATGAAGCTGCCTGTATCCCTCATCAGGGGTCTAAAGGGATGAGGAATGGGGTCGCTTAGGCGACCCCATGCTCCAGCAAGCTGGTCACCCCGGCCGCAACGGCCCACCCCCTCCATCCGATCGCCAAGACACGGCGGTCGGAGCGTGGCGGCTTGCGCCGCCCCGATGCTATCGAGGGGGACGAGCACGGACCGTGCCACTCTCCACCGACCGTGCGCCTGCCGCGCGGTCCCTCAATAGCGTTCGTGGCCGGCGAGGAGCGCGCCCCAGGCGTCGAACAGGCGGCGACGGGGCGCGAGCTGCTTGCTCCGGTTGTACGCGCCCTCGACCTTCCGGTTGATCCCCTCCTCTTCTTTGTCGCGCTTGCCGCCCGCATGGCCGAGCGCGCGATCGATCTGCCCGCGTTCCTCGGGCAGCCGCTCGTTGAGGATCGTCGAGAAGGTCGCGCGCCAGCCATGGGGAACGTGCCGCCCCGCGAATCCCGCGCGATCGTAGAGCGCACCGATCGCCGCCTCACCGATCGGCGTCATCCCGTCGCGGCCTGGGAAGATCAGCCCTTTTATTTTTGCCGCCTCATATGAGGGCGATGAAATTAAACGGGCAGCGCGCAGCACCGCCACCGCCTCGGCCGACAGCGGCACCAGGTGATCGTTTCGGGCCTCGAGCTTCTTGGCCGCCGCCATCTTCACCCGCGCGGCCGGCACGCGCCACAACGGCGCCTCCCCGTCGAGGTCCTCGATCTCCTCCCAGCGCGCGCCGCGCACCGCAGCGAGGCGGACGGCGGTCAGCGCCAGGAATCGCGACGCCAGCTTCGCCGCCGGCGCGGCCGCCAGCTGGTCGACCGCGGCCAGCAGCTCGCGCGCGTCGGCGAGGTCTTCCAGCGCCGGCTGTGGGTTCGCCGGCGCCGGCGGCGTCAGCGCCCGGCCGACGATTGCCGCAGGGTCGCTTTCAGCCAAGCCCTGCGCGATCGCGAAGGCGAAGACGGCCGAGATACGCTGGCGGACGCGCCGCGCGGTCTCGTGCCGCTTACGCTCCTCGACCCGATGCAGCGCGTTCAGCACCACCGGCGGCGTGATGGCGGCAAGCGGCATCGCGCCGATCGCGGGGAATACATCGCGCTCAAGGCTGGCGAGCACGTCGCTGGCGTGCACCTCGGTCCAGCGCCGGCGCATATGCTCGTGCCACCGCCGAGCTATCGCCTCGAAATTGTCGGTTTGCGCAATTTCGCAAACCCGAGGGTCGGTGCCGCGGCCAAGCTGCTCGCGCGCTTCGGCGCACCGGGCCCGGGCGGCTTCGAGCGAGATCTCCGGCCAGGCGCCGATGGTGAGCAGCTGCTCCTTGCCGGCGATACGGAAGCGCATGCGGAAGGTCTTCCGACCGCCAGGCGTCACATACAGGTGCAGGCCGCCGGCGTCGGTCAGCTTATAGGCAGCCGGCTTCGACCGCGCGCGCGAAACCGCCGCGTCATTGAGCATGACGAGATCCTCGATCAAATGTGGGACAAGAAGGAAAACCGCGCATTTCCGCGGCTCTCAGCCAGACCGCGTTGGTCGCGCGGGTTAGCGATCAAATAAGCTATCGATGCTAGGTCGGGCGTCTTGGCCCATCGCCCGGCGGCCCTGAGAATAGCCGGGCCACCACCATGGCGGATATTCCCTCCGCCATGATCGCTGAGAACAACGGAGTTCCGCGGCTTTCGACCGGCTTAGTTCGGCCCCATACCCCCGCCAGTACCCCACATGATCGGCTACATGGATTAAAGACAGGCGGGTCCGATTGGTTAATGAACTCGACATGACCCGCTTTTTTTTCAACCTCGACGAGTGCGGTGAGCGCACCATTGACGACGAGGGCTTCGAACTCGCTCATATCGAAGCGGCGCGCGCGGCAGCGATCAATGCGGCGCGGGACATCATCGCGGCCGAAGTGCAAAAAGGTCGACTGTGTCTCAGCTGCCGTATCGAAGTGACCGACGCTGCAGGTGAGATCTTTTTGACGGTACTTTTCAGAGACGCCGTCGAGATAATCACGCGCGGCTGAGACCACGGCGGAGGCGCCCTCCGCCGCGGCCTCGCTGAACTGCCGGGGAGAACGGGCGTCGTACCCGTTCTCCCGCCGCCGGCACCCGGATCAAGGTCGGTTGCTGATCACCAACTCGGTCACCCGCATCCCACTACCGGCCGCAGCGGTCGAGAGGGTCCAGGTCGTCTCGATCTCCTGAACGTCAAAGGCCGCGAACGTCTCGCGCACGAACGGCGTGGCGTTGATCGACAGCAGGAAGCGCCCGCGGATCGCCGCCAGCTGCTCCGCCATCGCGATATAGTCGGCGCGGCCGAAGCCGGTGCCGTAGCCCTCCGTCTCGTCATAGGGCGGGTCGAGGTAGAACAGCGCGCCCGGCCGATCGTAGCGGCGGGTCACGTCCTGGTAGGGCAACTGCTCGATCGTCACCGGCTCGAGGCGGCGGCTGAGCGCCTTCAGATCGGCGCGCAGGCGGCTGAGCTGGATCCTGGACGATTGGTCGGCGCGGACGCCGAAGGTGCGGCCGGTGACCCGTCCGCCGAACGCAAGCCGCTGGAGATACAGAAACCGCACCGCGCGCTCGATGTCGGTCAGCGCCGAGGGGTCGAGCCGCTTCTGGCGCTCGAACTCGTCGCGGCTCGCCGGCAGGAAGCGCATGGCGTCGACGAACGGCTCATAGTGGCGGCGGACGATCCGGAACAGGTTGGCGACGTCGCCCGACAGATCATTGATGACCTCGACCGGCGCGGGCGCGGGCCGGCGCAGGAACACGCCACCCATGCCGACGAACGGCTCGATATAGGATCGGTGGGGCGTGCTGGAGATGATTCCGCAAAGGCGCTTGGCGAGGTTTCTCTTGCCCCCGAGGTAAGGCGCCGGGGGCTTGGCGATAGGCAACGGCATGGGATCTCAGCTCTCTCGGTGAGGAGCACGTCGGCTACGCGCGCTGAGTGGCCGCCTGGTCGACGCGACCGGCGGGGCCCGGGCCAGCGGCCGCGGGATCTGGGGTAAGCTCTGGGGGTGGCTTCGGGGAACACGCTGGCGGGCTGCCTTGGCGCCGACCACCTGGTACCGGGTGGTTAGCCGCGCAGACCAGGCGGCTGCGCCCCGCGTATTCCCCGAAGGTCTTTCATTCCGCAGGCCACCCGGCGAACCGGTCGGCCTGGTACCGCGCGCGCGGGCTGGCCTCCGCGGCTAAGCTCGGGTCAGCGGCGTCGGTATGGCAGCGCCGCCGATCGGCGTCGAGAGGCGCTCGCAGCCTCAGACGGTGACCGAGACGGCGTCGAGCTGCTCCGTCGCCGCCTTGACCTGCTTCAGCGCGGTCGCGCGCTCCGCGACCGTCACGGCGGCGCGCGCAGCCGCAAGCGCGACGTCGGCCGCCTGCTCGGCCGCGACGATCTGCGCGGCGCGATCGGCCGGCAGCAGCGGCAGCAGGATCGCCGCAAACGCCTTGGCGCTCAGATAAGCATTCTCGACGCGGGTCAGGTCGGCGTCGGCCTTCGCGGCGATGGCGCCGGCCGACGAAGGCGGGGTGCAGGCGCCGAGGCTCGCTGATGCGAGGGCGAGCGCCAGGACGATCTTGCGCATACATCTTCTCCGGGCGCGCGCCGCCGACCGTCGGCGCGGCTGATCTGTCCGGTGTTGGTCGGGGGTTAAGCTGCGCTTCCGCACGCGTAGATTGCAGCGACTTCTCTAGAACTATTCCCAGGCCGCGATGATCGGCTGGACATAGCTTTGCACGACCCCGTCACCCACGTTGTTGCAGTGAACCCCATCGTGCCAATAAGTCGACGCCGAGGTGCCGGCCGGGCACGTTCCATCCAGCCCGATCGTCGCGTCCTGATCGATGCGGATGATGTCGCTGACGCCGTGGGCCGCATAGCCGGCGACCAGGTCGGCAACGTACTGGGCACGACCCGGTGGGTTATCGAAGGTGTCGTAGGCGGTGAGCAGGCCGATCTTGTTCCAGCCCGCTGACTTCCGGGCAGCGCAGAAGTTCAGCGTCTGGGTCTGCCCGTTGGGGTTCACGTCGTTCTTCGTGTTATAGTATTCCATGTAGGTCATGTTGCAGCGCACACCGGTAAGCGAGACCACCGGGTCGAGGCCGGGCACGAAGGGCACCAGGTCCTGGTCGGTATGGGCGCCGTTCTGGCCGACGTTGAGCCAAGTGCCGACCTTGTGGCCGAGCGCCTTGACGCTCCGAACAAACCACGTGTCGGTCAGCGGGTTCGTGACGCCCGCGCCTCCCGTCTGGCTGTCGCCGACGCCGACCGTAAGGCGACCGGCGGTCACCCATCGCGGCGTCTGGCCGTACTTCTCGCACGCCCATTTCTGGGCCTGAAGCATCTCGGCCGGGGTGAGGCGGCATTTCCAGATGATGACGTCATACAGCTCGCCTTGGAGCGAGGCAGTCGGCGTCGAATAGCCGATACCGAACGTTCCATCCTGCGCGCCGAATGAGTTGTAGTTGTATGAGATAACGCAGCCGTTGAGGACGCACCCCGCGAAACTGTTGTTGAAGCCGGTGTTGCCGATATAGCCGATGCTTTGAATATCGGGTGAGTTGGCCGAGCCGTCGTAACCGAACCCACCATACGCGAAGTTGACCCCGCATGTGGTCTCGTCGGCCTTGTTGGCGGTGGATGCCACGCCCATGAAGTCGCTGCCGCCTGCGAGGCTGACAACGACGCCGTACTGCGTCGGCACGGCGTGGCGATAGAAGGCGAGGACGCTATAGTTACCCGACGCGATGCCTGCGGCAAGGGTGGGGTCGGACGCAATCCGCATAGCCTGCGCGCCCGACATGCTGATGTACGGCTTCCCGCCCGCGCCACTCGCCTTGTAGATCGGCTGGTTGGCCGCGGTGGCCTGGGTCAGGGTGACGCCGTTGACGCCGGCATAGGACGCGAGCGGCGTTCCGTCAGTCGGCGGTGCGGCGATCGCGTCAGGCGACCAGCGCTCCACGATATTGGTGGCCTGCGGTAGCGCAGTTGCAACCGGCGCCGTCACCGAGGCCGCCGCCACCGCCACCGGATCACTGTCCGAGGTGATCGTGCCGCCCGCGCCGGCGATCGTCTCCCGGTAGACGAGCGAACCGGCCTGCTGCGGCACATAGCTCGCGCCGCTCGCTCCGCTGATCGCGGTACCGCCGAGCAGCCAGGCGCGGCTGGTGACGCTGCCGTTCGTGTAGGCGCCGCTCTGCCCGGTCATCGTCTCGCCGATCTGCGGCGTGCCGTCGGTCATGATCGTCGGCCGGGCGGTGACGGTCGGCGCCGGCATGGTGACGACGGTGGGCGCCGGCGGCACATAGGCCACCACCGACTGCTCGAAGGTGAGCTTCGCGCCGATCGCGTCAGCCTCCCTGTAGACGACGCGCACCGCGAGGTCGCCGATCGGGCCGGTGGCGAAGGAGTCGATCGAGGCGGCGTCTGCCTGCACGGTCAGGGCGCCGCTGGCGATCCGCTTGCGCCCGCTGTGGAAGCGCTCGTCCAGCTCGTAGCTGACGACCTTCCCGTACATGGCCTCCGAAAAGCTGCCGTCGACCTCGAAGCGCAGGAAGGTGCCGTCCGCCGACGGCACGCCCTCGATCGACGCCAGGCCGGCGCGGGGCGCCCTATAGAAGGCCAGGACGAAAGCCCGGTGGCTCAGGTCGCTCGGGGTGCCGTCCGCCTCCTGGAACGCGACCTGGAGAAGCAGCGGCTCTCCGGCGCCGAGGGTGATGCTGGACAGGTTATCGCCAACGGTGAGCATGCGGTGGGCCTCCGAGATTGTGGATGTGGATCAGGCGTTCGGCGGAGTGTGCGTCGTCGACGCCGCGGCGATCGCCGCGCCGACCACGCCGATGAGCATCGGCACGATCTCCGCCGCGCTGGTCAGGTGATCGGCCAGCACCGACTTGCCCGCTGCGGTGGCGATGGCGGCGAGGCCGATCCAGGTGGAGCGCTCGGCCGCGCGCTGCCGCGCCCAGGCAAGCAGGAGCGGCGCGGCCGCGCGGGCGCGCGTCGCGATGGAGGCGAGGGTCATCGTCAATCTCCCGGGCGATCAGGCGGGCAGGCTGGCGAGGCAGCGGGCGCGCTCGTCCTCGCGACGGCTGACCAGCCCCGGCAGCTCGCGGTACAGCTTGCCCTGCTTGTTGCGGACGTAGCGATAGCCGGGCTCGACCCTCGTGGCGCGGGCCAGGGTGACGTAGCCACGGAACGCTTCGCAGCCCTGCCGCCAGTGCCGGAGGCGGAACTGGACCGCCATCGGCGAGGCGGCGAAACGCGGATCGCCGGCGTTGAAGGCGAAGTCGCCCGCCTGGCGCAGCGCGCCCTGCTGTTCGGCCAGCGCCGGCACCGCAGTGAGCGCGGCGAGCGTGTGGGCGGTCAGCTCATCCTTCAGCCAGGCCTGGCACTGCGCGTGCGTCGCGGTCATCCCCAGCGTCACGCCCTTGGTGCGGCCGCTGCAGATTGTCGCCACCTTGGCCGGATCGAGATAGGCGCGCAACTTCTCGCCCTCGTGGCGAGCGGTGACCGGCGCCTGCAGCATCGCTGCCGCAGTGGCGATCGCCAGGACGCTGACGCCGGCGACGCCGAAGCTCTTGTTGATCGGCGCGCGCGCGGGCGCGGCCGGCGCTTTCGCGTCGGGCATGGTCTTTCTCCTGCGATGATGGTCAGCGGCGCCGGGCGACGCCGGCGTAGTGGTCGATCAGCAGCACGATGCCGGCGCCGATCGGCGCGGCGATGATGGTTGCGGCGCCGTAAGCGAGCCCCAGCGCGGTGGTCATGGCTTGCCGACGACCAGCCGCTGCAGGGCATCGAACCGAGCGTCGAACCGCTCGTTGAGTCGGTCGATGGCGTTCTCGATCCGCCCGATGGCACCGCTGAAGCCCTCGATCATCGCCAGCTGACGAGCCTGCCCTTCGCGCAGGGAGACGATCGCCGCGTCGTGCTCGCGGAACTTGTCAGCAGCAGCCTTCTCGGCCGTCTTGCGGTTGTTCTTTTCGTGCTCGATGTCGGTGCGGAGCTGCTGAGCATCCTCCGCCAGCTCGGCCTTCGTCTTGAACTCCCGGCACATGGCCGCGAGGCAATCGATCTCGGCGCGCAGCTCGGCCGACTGCTTCTCCTCGTCACCGTCCTTGTCGCGGATCCAGCCGCGCACCGTGTTGACGATGACCAGGATGGCGGCGATCGCCGCGAGCAAACCGCCGACGCCGCCGGCAATTCCCGCCGCGATCTGCCACTCGCTATAGCCCTGACCGGGCAGCGGGTGTGCAATCTCTGTCGACGCAGTGGTCTGCGTCGTCAGCGTCGTGTCAGGCATCGAGGTCCCCTCCCCTGGGGTAAGTTACGAGCGCGCCGCCACCAGCTCTGCGGTCGCGACGATCGCGCGCCTCGAGCTGGCATGGGTCATCGCGTCGCTGCTGAGCGCGCGGGCGCGAACGCCGGTGATGCGGACCGCCGCGCCGTCGAGCTGGCCGGTGATCGTCCCGCGCAAGGTCGGCTGCGGGCCGAACCACGCCAGCTCGAGCCGGCCGCCGGCGCGCTCGCGCACGCCGACTTCGCCGGTGTAGATGCTGGACTGCAGCGAGACGCGCCGGCCGTTGTGGGCGACGCCAGTCGAAAAGCTCATTGCTGGGCCACCTTGAAAATCAGGGAGCGCTGCATCCGGCGCGAGGGGGTGCTGTCGGTGTTGACCGTCAGCTCGGTCACCAGCTCGACGCCCTTGCCGGCGAATACGTCGTCGGATTGCCGCGCCGTGGCAACGCTGAGCCAAAAGCGGAAGGCCCGGTCGACCAGATGCGGTACGCGGTCGCTCGTCTGCAGGACCTGGAGTCCGGCGGCCACCGCCTCGGCCGTGGCCGTCAGCGTCCAGTCGGCGACGTTCTCGCCATCCCGGAGGAGATCGCCAAGGCTGCTGCCCTGCGAGATCGTCGCCCAGAAGTCGACGATGTCGGACGGATCCATCGTGTAGTCGAAGGTCTTGGTGGCCGCAGCCGCGTCGGTCAGCGTCAGGCGCCTGCTGGTTGGCGGCGACATCGACCGGGCGAACAGGACGCCATAGCCGATGATCGCCAGCGCACCGCCGGCGGCCGAGAGCAGCCGTGATGCCGTCAGCGCCGCGGCGCGCCCCGTCACCGCGACCGAGCCGCCGGCGACGGCCGGCGCATAGCTCCGGCGAGCGCTGGCGCCCCGGCCCGTCAGCACGAAGGATCCCGCCGCAGGCGAGTGGGTGTCGCGGACCATGTTGGCGGAGACGCCGGTCATCACGAACGCGCCCGACGCGACAGGCAGGCTGTAGCTAGTGCTGGTCGAGTAGATCGGCGCCGCGGCCTTGTACGGGTGGCCGTCGGGCAACCGCGCCTGCGTGCCCCACTTCCAGGCGAGATAGCCCTCCAGGCACTGGCGGTCGCTGACCGACAGCACACCCGAGTAGATGAGGCAGTCGCCGACCCACATAGGGGGCGCGTCGCCGTAGGCGGGGTTGTTCGGATCGACCCAGCCGTTGATGCGCCAGGTGCCGGTGTTGGCCGCAAAGTCGGTTGCGTTGCTGGCGGTGCCTGCCTGCACGCCGTCGGCATAAGCGACCAGGTTGACGCCCGAGCGGGTCTGGATCCCGATCGAGCCCGTCGTCGACATGCTGGTCGAGACCTGCGTCGCCGCGCTGGTGCCGTGACGGATCGCCACCGCGCCGTTCGACCCCGTCTCGAAAGCATAGGCCCGGTTGGCGTAAGTGTCGGCTGGCGTGATGACGCCGAAGCCGAACGAGGTGTTGTTCGAACAGGCAGCGATGCAGACCAGGGTATTGGCCGCCGTGGTGATGTTGTTCAGGCCAGCGTTGTAGCTGACCAGGCGCCGGGCCATGCCGACGGACATCGACGCGTCGCGAAAGGCGTTCCGGCCGTTGACCCCGAAGAGCGTCGGGCCGCTCGACGAGTTGTAGGGCCCGAAGGTGTTGCCGTTCCCGCTCTTGTCGCGGACGCGCAGCACGGCGTTGCCGACGTCGAGGTCGATCGTGGTGGCGTCGCTCGGATCGATCCACAGCGCGAGCGGGGTTGCCGCGTCGGTCGGGAGCCAGGCTCTCGTGCTCATCGTGGCTGTTCCCTCGTCTGGTAGCAACCGGGTGACGCTGCCACCCGGTCAATCGCGCCGGCTAGATCCCGCCGGGGGAGGCGACCTGGTCGGGGTCGCCGACCTTGCCGTTGAGCGCGCGCGAGATCATCGCCATCTCCTGGGCGATGTCGCCGAGCCCCGCCTCGGCTGCGGCGATCTGCGCGTCGAGGGTGGCGACCTCGGCCGTGTTCTGACGCACGATCGTGTCACGCTGGTCGCGAAGCGGCTCGCTGAGGGCGAGCTTGGCGTCGCGCTGGGTGGAGAGGTCGGCGAAGCGCGCGCGCATCGCGTCGGGGTTCATGTCCACGAGGCTATCTCCCTTACTGAAGCGACAGGACGCCGTTCGCGTCGTCGAAATCGACGGTGAAGCTGTCGGCGCTGTTGAGCGTGACGCTCGACCCGTAGGCCCACCAGCCGATCAGCAGGCCGGAGGTGGCGTTGTAGAGCACGGCGTATTGAAACGGTCCTACCGGCCCGCCCGAGGCGACCACCGTCACGTCGGCGACCTTCAGCGTGAAGATGCCGGCGGTCTGGGTCGCGCCGGTCACTGTGCCCGGCAGGCCGCCCGCGGTGTAGCCGTTGCCGCCGGCGATCTCGGCGATGTCGCCCTTGGCGGCGGCAGTCACGACCGGCGCCGTGTTGGTCAGCATCACCTTCAGGGTGTCGGTGGCCAGGTTGTGCTGCTTCGCCGCGAGCGCCGCGGGAAACGACTGGAACTTGTTGAACGGGACCATGGGAGGGCCTTTCGCTGGTGGTCGGGTGCGGGATCAGGAGGAGGCGGGCAGCCAGCCGCCATTCGGCAGCGGCTCGAGCCTGCCGTTCGCGGCGCGGTGCGTCCGTTCGTAGGCGGCGTCGTCGGGGACCATGAGGACGGAGAGGCCGAGCGCCCGGGCGGTCGCGGCGATCGTCGCCTCGCCGCCGCTCATGCGCTGATGGATCAGCCCATCGGCATCGTAGAGAACCGCATAAAGGCGCATGCGACTACTCCGTGAACGGAAAGAACTTGATGAACATCGACCGTTCGCGCGCCTGAATGCTGGTGAAAGCCTCCCACATCAGGTCGACCGCGTGAGTGCCGCCGCTGCCGCAGTAGAACTGCGCCTGGGACGAGGTGCTATCCTCCTCGAGACCGCCACCGCGCAGGCTGTAGAGATCGTCGACGCCGTCGAGCGCGACGGACATGCTCCAGGGACCATCCGGGCTGCCGGCCAGGCTCTGCTGCAGGCTGGCGGTGATCTCCAGCCATCCAGCCGTGGGCACCACCACCGACGCGTGCAGGATCGAGCGCCGGGGATCGGCGGTGCCGGTCGTCGACGAATAGCCGCCCCCGACCGGCGCGCTGGCGACGGCCCGCACCGGGATCATCGCCGTGTTGACCGCCAGCGTGTCGACGATGACGTTGGGCATGTAGACGGCGTTGGCGTCCTGCCCGTTGTTCGCGTCGCCGGCGCGCAGCAGCAGCGTGCCGTCAGGGCGCAGCAGCCGGGTGCGATCAAACACGAGATCGAGGGTGCTGAGCGAGCCGGTGTTGCTGGCGATCATGCCGGCGACGCGCCCGTTCACGTCGAGCGCGAGGATGCCCTGGGCGACCGAATTGCCGCTGGCGTCGGTTCTTGCGTTGATCAGAAAGCTCGCCTTGGCGGCGAAGTTGCCGAATCGGGTCGACACCTGATCGATCGACTTGGCGTTAGCAGCGTCGCCATCGGTGATGGCCTGCTGGAGTTGCTGAGCTTGAGAGTCGACCGAGCCGTCGGGCGAACTGGTGGTGAGCGAGGCGACGTACTGAGCGAGCGTCCGATCACCGTCGACGGTGACCGAATTGACGTTGAAGATGAAGGCGGTGCCCGCCGCGTTTTTTGCGCCCAACAGGTTGAGGGTCTCGACCGTATCGTCGGTCCGGGTGATCTGCTGCGTGACCACCGTGCCGATCGCCTGGCCGGCCAGGGTGGTGCGGGCCAGCATCTCGGCCTCGCGATCGCTGGCAAGCTGGGTCAGGTCCCCGAGGTTGATCGTGGTGACGTCGAGGTCGGACCTGATCTTGTCGATGTCGCCGACCTGGACCGAGACCCGCCCGAGGCTGTCCAGCGCGGCGCCGACGGTGGTGTTGCCGAACGGCGCGGACGGCCGCCGGGTGTCGACCGCATTGTTGTCGGGCTTGGTGCCCTGGTCGTCGACCACCTGGCTGTAGTTGGCCGTCTTCGCCGCATCGGCGATGGCGAGGATCAGCGGGCTCCTGGTCGGGTCGTAGACCACTGGAGCCGCCGCGGTGACGGGCGGCGCATCGTCGGCGTCCCAGGCGTAGATCGCCGGGTTCTCGTCCATCAGCGACATGACGCAGGTGCCGTCCTGCCCCTGCTCCTGCGCCGATACCCGGAACAGCCGCCGATCGAAACTGAGCGGCGAGAAGGTAAAGGGCACGACGTCGCCGACCTGGTACTTCCAGGCGCGGATGTCGAACGGCGCCGAGAAGGTGCGCTGATACTGGCGGCGCTCGAGCACCTGCTTGACGATGCGCTGCGCCATGCTGGCCGACTGCGCCACCGACAGGTCGAGCGTCATAATGCGGTCGATCCCGTCCGGACTATCCAGCCGGACCTCGGGATAGTCGATCATCTGGTAGAGCGAGGCGCTCGACGGGTCGGTGAACTTGCCCCGCACCACGTTGACGCACTGGTCGAGCGGCGGGTCGCTCTCCCAGGTGAAGGCGCCGATCACGTCGTCGTCGTTCAGCCCGTCGTCGGTCGCGGCGCCGGCGAGGTCGTTGTGCATGATGACGAGCGCGAGCTTGCCGTTCACGTCGCGCAGCCGGCCGTTGCAGGCGGCGCAGAGCATGTCGAGGCGGCTGTGGAGGTCGTCACCCTCAGACAGGCAGGCGCCGCCGTGGAACTTGGGTTCGGTCCCGCCGGCGCTGACGTTCGCCAGCTCGTCGGCGATGTTCGCGGCGACGATGAAGCTGCCCATGTCGATTCGCCGCGGCGGGAGGCCGGCGCCGACCGCCAACTTCTGCCCGCCCGTCGCCGGGTTGGTGATCCGCCAGCCGAGCAGCTCGCGCAGGATCTGGAGCGGGAGGTTGGGCCCGAGGTCCGTGCCGTCGTCGGCGGTGTACGCCCAGGTCGACTGGTCGCCCGCCCGCATCGCGCCGGCACCGCCCGGCACCGTGCTGTCGCGGCGCGGATCGTACATCATCGCGCCGCGACCCACGAAGGTCATCCGGCTCGGCAGGCCGCTGGCGAACGGGCTGGTGTCCTTCTTGCCGTTGCCGGTGACCCGGAACTGAAGGTTGACGTAGGCGCAGCCGGTCAGCCGGCTGGACGTGTTCCACTTGCCGGCGTCGGGGTCGCTCAGGACCAGCGTGTTCGACGGCGAGCCCTCGGTGACGACGTGCTTGACGAGGAAGTAGCCGACGAACTTCGGCTGCACGCCCCCGGTGGCCGACCAGGCGAGGTCCTGTTTGATCCACACCTCATCGAGCGACTGGATCCTGTGGCTCGCCAAAGCGATGATCCAGCCGCAATATTCCTGGTCGGCGCCGAACCATTCCTCGTAGCGGAGGTCGTTCGCAAAGGCGGTGTGGCCGTAGACCGTCTTGCGGAACGCGCGTGGGTCGATCGTCGTCGCCAGCCGGTCGGTCTGCGACGCGGTGGTGCTGCCCTTCTTGGCGAGCAGCCCGGCGCCGACCTCGATCGCCGCACCGACGGCGATGATGGCGGTGGTGCTGATCGTCGCGGTGATCGCGCCCGTGAACGCGACCGCGCCGAACCCGGCCGTCGCCAGGCCGATGCCCACCGCCGCGACGGCGAGGCCGACGATCTTGAGCGCCTTCGCCATGCGTCAGCCTCCGAACGGCACACGCCAGGCGACCGCGTCGGCCCAGGTCGCGCGGGGAAAGCGGGTCAGGCCCTCCCGGTCGCCCTCGCGGCCGACGGCGATCAGCACGGGCCCGAAGCACAGGCCGAGCAGCCCGCCCGACATGACGATGTCGCCGCGCTGGGCGAGGCTCGCGCCCACCCGCACGAACTTGGTGTCGAGCGTCGCGTCGAGCGTGCCGGCGCCGAAGCGGCGCAGCGCGCGCGCCGAACCGATCGCGGTCGAGTAGCGCCCGCGGAACTCGCCCATGGCATCAACGCCGGTCATCGCCAGCACCGCGCCGGCCGCGAAGGTGCAGCAGTCGTGCGCGCCCCAGGCGAAGGCGCGCAGCCGCAAGGGCTCGAGATACGCGGCGAGCCGCGCCTCCCAATCGGGCAGACGGTGCATGCAGGTCAGCTCTTGTTGGCGGCGCCGTTGGCGATGGCGATCGCGAGGGACGCCGACAGGTCGCCGGGGTCGTAGCTCTGCTGGTCGAGATAGGTGCGGTTCGACGCCTGCTGGAAAAAGGCGAGGTAGGTCTCGACCTCCAGGCTGATCGTCTGGCTGTCCTTGTCGCCGGTGATCTTCGGCGTCGACATGTAGCCGGTGTAATAGGACCAGACGGCCCCGATCCGCTGGAGCGAGGTCGGATCGAGCAGCGCGCGCCAGAGGCGGCAGTCCCGGCCCTGGAACTTCGCCTTGTCGCCGATCTCATTCATGGTGTCGGTGTCGACGACGGCGAGGCCGGAAAGCTGGAGCGTCAGCGTATCGGTGCCGCCCTCCTGCGCCTTGACGGTGCCGACCGACACGAAGCGCGGGTCGAGCGGCTGGAACGTGTTGCCGTCCAGGTCCGGGTCGCCGGTGCCCGAGAAGGTCACCGGATAAGGTCCGTTGGTGACGTAGAGCGGCTCGCCGAGCAGGTCGAGGAACACGAAGGTGATCGGAAAGCGGACGCTGGTGCCGAGCGCCGCGACCGCGTCGGCGTCCGGCCGCAGCGCCCCGGTGTTGCCGTCAACCGACGGCGACGTCGCGCCGATCGGCGCCGCAGCACCACCGGGCGCGCCGGTGGTGCCCACGCCCCCACCCGAGCCGCCAGGGGGCGTCGGGTCGTTCAGGTCGCCCGGGTCGAAGATCGGCGTCGCGGTGACCATCAGGCCGCCTCTTCGCAGTCGATGCTGACGTCGTAGACTTGGCCCGGGCTGACGCTCCATCCCGCGGCATCGCCGGTCAGCGACATGATCGCGCAGGGGTTCACCACCTCCACCGCGTCGCCGTCGGCGGGCGACGAGCGCAGGTAGGGCGCGAAGTAGAGCATCGCCCTGCCGTCGGCGTCGGGCACGGCCGGCGCGACGAGCTGGAGCGGTTGGCCGCCGACGGTCACGAAGTCGCCGGCGCCGAGCATGGTCCCGCCGTTCCAGCCGCGGGTGGCGAGCGTGTATGCCCCCTGCCCGGCTCCGTCGACCACCACCGCGCCGCCGGCCGCGGAGATCTGCGCCGTCTCGCCCATTCGCAGATAGAAGCGCCCCGCTTGCCCCTGCAGTGCCGCCAGAAAGGCGCGCAGCGGCTTAATGTGGACCTCGCCGACCGCACGGACGAACTTCACCTTGGCGGACCAGCGCGGCGCGACGGCCAGGATGACCACGCGCCGCGCGCCGGTGAACTCGCTGCGGTTCGCCTGGGTCGGCTGAGTGAGCGTCCACTCGACCGTGGCGATCTTCGGCGCGACCGGCAGGGTGAGGATCGTCATGCATACCCTCCCGGCAGGCTCTGGCGCCGCAGCTCTTTCTTGGTCTGGGTCACCGCGCCCATCATGATCGGCTGCGCCGCTTGGCCGACGGTCTGCTGCGCGATCGTGCGGGTCTGGGTTTCGAACAGCGGCGACGGGTTCACGTCGACCGTCGCCTTCACCGCCACCTGCTGCTGGGTGCGCAGCTGCTCCGCGCGCGGGAGCGCGGGATAGCCGGTCGGCAGCGCCGGCAGCTGGCCGACCAGCCCGCCGGTCGCGAACCCGGGCAGCTTGCCGTCGTTCAGCGCCTTGAGGAGGGGCAGGTGCTTGCGCGTCGCGGCGGCCGTCATCACGAACTCGCCGTTCGACAGCCACGACAGGATGTCGTCGCTGGTGCCGCTGCCCTTGCCGCTGATGAAGCCGCCGCCGGCGTGCTTCTCGGGCGTCACCGACCCGACCGCGCCTCCCTCGCTGAAGCCGAGTACCGACAGCACCGCCTTCTCGACCGCGATCCGCGCCAGGTCGGACAGGATCGTCTCCGCCATCCGGCTGAAGGCTTGGCTGACCGTCTCGGTGCCGCTGATGATGCCGGCGAAGCCGTCCTCGATCCCGCGTAGCCCGTCGACCTCGACGCTCTTCAGCGAGTCCTTCATGTCGCCGACGCTGTCGTGGAGCTGCTTCTTGTAGTTGCCGAGCGCGTCGAGGTGCTGGTCGGCGAACTGCTTGTCCTGGCCGGCCTGCAGCTCAGGAAGGCGAGCCTGCGCCGCCAGGGCGGTCGTCTGCTCGGTCGATCCGGGTGCGGCCACGTCGACGGCGTGCTGGGCCGTCCGGCGGGCCTGCGCCTGCTCCTCGTCCAGGATCTTCCGCTCGGCGTCGAGCCGGCCGCGCCGGGTCGTCGCGAGCGCGGCGTCCAGCTGCAGCAGCGCGAGCCGGCCGGTGCTGGCGTCGCTGTCGACCTGATAGGCGGAGTTGGCGAGCTGCACCCGACGCTGCTCGGCCGCGATCTGCTCGGCGAGAACGCCGGCCTCGTCGGTCTTGAGCTTCAGCTGGTCGGCCTGCGCCTGGGTCAGCTTGCCGGCGACGACCTGGTCCTGAATCGCGCGGTTCTTGGCGTCGGTGTCGACGACGATCTGCGCCGCCTTCAGCTGGTAATCGTCCTCGATGCTGCCGGCGAGCTGCTGCTTGGCGCGGGCGATCGCATCATCGAGCTGGCGATCGGCGTTCGTGAAGGCGCGATCGTCGTCGGCGCCGCGACGCCCCGCTGCCGCATTGGCCTTGTCGGCCTGGCTGGCGGTCGGCGCGCGGCGGAAGCCGAGCACGCTCGAGCGGGCGAACGCCTCGGTGCTGACCTTATCGCCCTGGTTGCCGCCGGTGACGAGCACCCGCCCCTTGCTGTCGGTGCCGGAGTAGAAGCCGACATGCCCCTCGCTGCCGGTGCCGCGCTTCAGCACGACGATGTCGCCCTTGTCGGGCTTGTCGGTCGCGCTGCCGTAGTTGAGGAACGAGCGGGCCGACAGGCTGCCGGTGCCCTTGATCCCGTTGGTGGCGAGCACCGCGTTGACGAACGCCGCGCACCAGGCGGTCATCTCGGGATCGATGTGGATCCCGGCCTGGGAAAACAGCTGGGAAAGCCCGGCCTTGCCCGACGAGCTGTGCTCGCTCAGGCCGGTGAAACTCTGCGCTGACGAAAGGATGCTGGCGGCCTGCTCGGTTTCGAGCTGGCGGCCGAGCGGCACCTCCCTCGGCTTCTTCTTCGCATCGGCCTCACGCTTCTGCTCGGCCTCGATCGCAGCAGCCTTCTCCTGCTCGAGCGCGACCAGCCGCTGCTTCGACGCCGTGCCAACGACATTGCCCAGCCTGATCTGCTGCTCGATCTCGGTCTTGAGCGCGGTGATGCGAGCGTCGTAGGCGGCGGTGATCTTTCCGACCGCGGTCGATTCCTTGTCGGCCTGCTCGATAACGAGATCGAGGTGCGTTTGCTGGAGCCGCTGCTCGGCAGCCGTAACGAGCCTGTTGTTCTCCGCCAGTTGCGCCTGAAGCGCGGACACCTGGTCCTGTGCCTGCGGTAGCGCAATCCCAGCCGTATCGCGCGTGCCGTACTGCTGCTCAGCCAGGGCGCGCTGCCGCAAGGCGGCTTCCTGCGCGATCGCCTGCTCTAGCTGCGCAGCCGTTACCTGCCGGATCGCGATCTCCTGAGCAAGGTGCGCCTTCGCGGCAATGTTGGCCTGCTCGGCCTCGGTCTTCAGCGAGGCGATCGCCTTGTTGGTCGCCTCGGTGCCGTCGCGGATCGCGGCCGCCACACCCTCAGTGGTGCGCTGGAACAACGCCTTGGCCTGCCGCGTGGTCTCGGTCTGCTTGGCGTTGTCTTCGAGCTTCCTGGTCTCGTCAGCGACTGCGTCACTGCCCTCAGCCAGCTTGCCGACCAGCTGCGCGGCGAGGGAAATAGCGACGGTGATCGCGAGCCCCCAGGGACCGCTCATGATTGCCCCGAACTTGCCGAAGCTACCTTCCGACAGCGCCGCGGCCTCGCCCAGGCGGCCAACCTGCTCGGCGAAGATGATGCTGACCGGCAAGCCCGCGGCGAAGCTGTCGGTGGTGGAGCGCACAACGTGCTGCAGGATGGCACCCGAGGCGCCCATGCGGCTGTGAGCGTCGACGACCTTGCTGCCGGCGTCCTCCACGCCGCCGGCGGCCGCGCGGATCTCGGCATCGACGGTGCCGAGCAGGTTGGCCTGGTTGCGGAGGGCGAGCGCCTCCTCCTCGGCCCGCTCCGCCACCGCCGCCGCCGCGACGGCGAGGACGCGCTCGGCCGCACCGGCCGCGCCCGCGCGATCGGCGACGGTGGACGCCGCGGTCGCGACCTGGCGCAGGGCGACGGCCTGCTTCTCGGCCGCGGCCGCCGCCTGGTCGGCGGCGCCGGCGTTGAGCACCTGAACCGCGGCATGGCCGTCGGGCGCGTCGAGCACCGACTGCGCGTTGCGGCGGATCGCGGCGAACGTGTCCGCGTAACTTCGCTCGATCTGCTTCGCCTGATCGGGAATGCTGCCGCCGAGGTCGGCGAAGGCGCGCTTCACCTCTGACTCGACGTCGACTGCCGCGTCGCCGAGCGAGAGGAGCACCGACTTGCCCGCCTTAGCGGCGGTGGTTAGCGCGGTGACGTCGCCGCCGATCTGGAGGTACAGGCTCTTGGTGACGCTTCCCGCCATCCGAACCCTCCCCTAGCGCTTGTTGGCGGCGATCCGCGCGTCGATGCACGTCCACGCCTCATGCGGCGTCGCCTGCCAGTACTGCTCGGCCGACCAGCCGAAGCTATCCATCATGAAGCCGCTCAGGCGGCGCCAGCGACCCCGTTCGTCACCGTCGCCGTCGCCGCCTTGGCTTCCCCCGCCGAGGTGCGCCCGCCCTTCGCCGCATCGATGAGGCAGATCACCAGGATGGCGTAGACCTTCGCCAGGCCTTCCTCGTGGATCAGCTCGGCGATGCGTTCGGCGCTGACGTTGCGGGTCAGATGGTCGTCGGCTGCGGCGCCAGCGCGGATTAGCTCGGCCGCGACGACGCCGGCGTCCCGGCGCTTTAGCCCGCCGCTGCCGGCGAGCTGGATGAGCTGGAGGGTGGAGAGGTCGGTCTCCTCCTCGATCGTCTCGAGGGCGGTGTGGCTCGGCCGGAGGCGGTAAGCGGTCCCGCCCAGCTCCAGCTCGTGTTCGCCGCGCGCCGGGTTCGCCTTCGGGCCGGCACGCCGCGCGCGCCGGCCCGCGGTGGCGCGCGTCACGCAGTGGCGCTCAGATTATCGACCGTCGGCGCCGCGGCGTTGTCCATGTCGCACGACCAGGTCGCGAGGCCCTTGGCGGGGAACTCGGCCGAGAAGTTGCCGATCGACAGCTCGCCGTCGTACTTCACGACGCCGCCGCGCTGGAGCTGCGCCTCGATGTTCGGGGGCGAGAGCTTCGACGCCGCCTCGAGCGCGGTGAACCCGGGATCGGGCAGCTTCAGGTTGCCGCCAAGCGAGAAGCTCACCGTCTGCTGGCCGTAGACGCTGGCGCCATAGACGCCCGAGTCCTTGTCCGACGCATCCTGCTTCTCGCTCGCGCGCTTCATCGACAGCGTCGTCTCGCCGCCGACGGGGATGTAGCCGTTGCCGGACTTGATGAAGAGGCGCCAGTCCTTGCCCTGTTCGTTCGCCATGCTGTGCTCCTGTTTCCGGCGTCAGGCCGGCTCTGCTGAAAGGTGAAGGGTGGTGAGGCCTGCGCAGGTCACGCCGTCGGCCGCGAAGCCGTCGGCGACCGCGCCCAGCCAGGCGAAGCGGAAGGAGGCGCCACCAACCTCGATCGACCGGTCGTCGGTCGCGAGGCGCACCTGGTGGAGCATCGCCAGCAAGTCGCGCCGGTCGGTGCCGCGGTAGACGGTGTGGACGTCCACCTCGATCTCCTCGAGCTGGTCGCCCTTCGTCCCCTCGTTGGCCGAGGCAATGTCGCCGATCAGATGAAAGGGAGGCTGGGCGTTCTGCTTGAGCGTGTGCCGGACGAGGCCGCGCTGAGCGGGCGGCAGCTGCTGCTGGAGCAGCGCGACCACCGCGTCCTGGGCGGCAGTCATCAAATCGATCGGCTCGCTCACGCGTACCTCGCCAGCACGTTGGTCCAGAAGTCGGAGAGGTCCTGCTCGGCGATCTGCTCGAGCAGCGGCTGCTCGACGAAGTGCCGGGCATCCTTCGCCTTGACCTTCAGCCGGTAAGGGCTGCCGATCGGCGTGCCCCGGTTGGGCCCCCGGCGGCGAAGCCGGGTGCCGTCGAACACGTAGGTGACGCGGCGCTTGGTGCCGTTTCGCCCGTTGCCCTTCACGCGCCGCTTCTTGACGCGCCGGGTGACCAGCACCGTCTGCGCCTTGCGGCCATATTCGACAAAGCGGCCGTAGAACGGGCCGCCGGCGGCCGCCTTTCGCTGCCGGCCGTTGAAGCTGTACGAGCCTCGCCCGCCGATCAGCAGGCCGACGCGCAGCTTCAGCCGCTGGGCGATTAGCTGGAGCGACAACGCCGCGCCGAGCGCGCCGGTCGCCTCCGGCACGTCCGCGCGCTGCGCGCCGAGCAGATCGGCACCGATGATGCCCAGCTCGACGACCAGCTCGTCCTGGGCAGCCGGCGCCAGGCTGTCGAGCAGGCTGTACCCTTCCGACAAGCCTGCGGCCGATGAGCGTGGCATCAGCCGGCGATCGGCAGGGTGCCGGCGGTATCGGCCACGATCAGCAGCTGCTCGCGCCGGCCGTCCGGGTCGATCGCCGAGCGGATGTTGAGCGCCAGCGCGCCGTAGCGCAGCTGCAGCTCGGTCGCGCCCTCGAGATCCGCGCGGTAGCGAAGGGTGATCTGATAGACCGAGATCCCCTGCAGCGCCTGCCCGAGCACCGCCTCGCGCCCCGCCAGGCCGACGACCTCGGCCGGGACGCTCGTGGCGACCGGCTGAGCCGATGGCACGAACCCGCCCTTGCCGTCATCCACCTCAATGACGCGAACGACGTCCACGCGGTGGCGGAGGCGACCGGCACGAAGCGACATCGTTCAGACCCGCCAGTCGGTGAGCAGCGTGGTGACGCCGTTGGGCAATGCCGCCGGCGTGACGCTGCGCTCGGCGATCGTGTCCTCGCGGTTCTGGTACCAGTCGCCGACCAGGAGCAGCAGCGCGTGGCTGACGTCCGCCGGCAGCGACCCGTCCAGGTCGTAGCCGACGATCGCCGTGACGACGATCGCGTCGTCGACCGGCCGTATCGCCGGCCAGCGCTGGCCGAACGCCGGGCGGACGCCGCGCGTCAGGCCAGCGCCGAACAGTTCGTAGGTTTCGGGATCGAGCAGCTGCTCGGCGCCGGCCTGGTCGAGGTAGCGGATGCTCTCGATCGAGCGGACCGGGCCGACCTCGAAGTGGGCAAGATCGGCGAAGCTGCCGGCGCGCAACTCGAGCGTCTGGCTGACCAGGCGCAGGCCCGTATAGCTTTCGATCCGAGCGCGCGCCGAGCTGATCAGGCCATCGACATAGGGCCCCTCGTCAGCCGCGATACCGCGGAGCTGCGAGGTGGCCATGTCGAGCGTGATCGGCGGGGCTTCCGGCGGCACGGTGGTGATCGCCGGAAGCCACATGGCTCAGGCCGCCTTCATCGTGAGCGCCTTGACGGCGTTCTGGTCGACCAGGTCGCCGTCGTAGCGGATCAGGCCAGCCATGCCGATCTTGGGCCAGAAGCGCTCGCGGACGGTGCCGATCATCGGCGAGCCGACCTTGCGCACCCAGTACCGGCTGAAGTCGCCGAACACCACCGGCCGGGTGCCAGCGCCGACTTCCGGCACGTCGTCGTTGATGCTGTAGGGCTTCTGCAGCAGCAGATCCGGCGCCCCGGTGCGAATATCCCCCAGCTGCCAGAGGTAGCGGCCCTGGCCATCCTTCATCTTGCGCAGGGCGAGCAGCGTCTGGTCGGCGAGCATCCACCGGCACTTGGGGCTACGGCGGTAAGCCGCGTTGACCGAATGCTGCAGGTCGAACAGCTCGTCGGGGTCGATCTCGGTGGCAGACGCCGAGGTAACGCCCGCGCCGGCCGCGGTGACAATGCCACGCGGGGCGTTGTTGCCGCTGCCGGTGGAGAGCCGCTTGTTGCCGAGGCGGCCGAGCCGCTCGCCGATCGCACCCGCCAGGAACGCTTCGAGGTCGAAAGCCGAGTCCTGCATCAGCTCGAAGCTGACCTTGATCCACGGCGTAGCGTCGACATAGGCGTTCAGCTTTGCCTGGCCGAACTCGACGTCGCCGCTGTTGTCGTCCTTCAGGTCGTCGGCTTCGGCCTTCGAGCCGCTCGACGCGTCGTTGGTGTCGTCCGACGTCGGGATATCGTACTCGTTGCCGGAACCGGTGGTGATGACGGTCACCACGTCCGTGTCGTACATCGGACCCCAGTCCTTCATGACCTTCACGATCTGATCGGCGAGGTCGATGGGGACGGTATAGCCGCCCGACTGCGCAGTACCGGCGACCTGGACGCGCACCTCCTGGTGGCCCCGACGCAGCAGCGAGCGCTGCTCCTTGCTCAGGTCCTCGGTGGTGCAGCCGGCGCGCAGGAACGCATCGAAGGCCGCGCGGTATTCGGCCTGCCCCTTGGCGCGGTCGGTGCCAGCCGGCTGATCACCGCCCTCGCGCGTCTCGACGACGTCGGGCCCGATCGGGCGATTACGCTCGCGGCGCTCCTGCTCCTCCTTCTCGAGGCGAGCCGTGCGCTCCTCGCGTGCGATGTTCGCGTCCAACTTGTCGAGCTGGCCCATGATCGTGTCGTGGCGCTGCTCCAGCTCGGTGGCGCGGGCGTCGTCGGTGTTGGCGGTGATCGCGTCCAGCGCGCTGCGGGCCTCGGTGACGAGGGTGCCGCGCTGGGTCTGCAGCTCGGTCAAAGTGGGCATCGGTGGCTCCTGGGTGATCGTCGGGGAAGGCGCCGACGTGCGCCGCGGGCGTGGCCCGGGTTCAGATGCCCCGCTCGAGCTGCGCCTGGCGGGCGCGGCGGGCGAGGTGGCGATGCGTGCCGGCGGCGGGGTCGACGCGGCGCTCGGCGCGCGCATGCTCCAGGCTTCGCATCCCGACTGTGGTGTCGGGATAGGCTGGGCAAGCGGTGTAGGTGATCTCGTACAGCTCGGCCGTGAGGATCGTCCGCATGGGCGGCTCGACTGTCTCGTCCCACTCCTCGCGGGTCGAAACGAAGCCAAACGACATGCCGGGAATGTCGCCGCGGTCGATCGACACCGACAGGTCGCGGCCATCGCTGGTGTCCGGCAGCGCGTTTTCGAAGGCTACGCCCTTGGTGTCCGCCCGCAGCGTCAGCGTGCCGGCACCGGTTCGGCCGACGACACGACCGAGGTCATGGCTATGGAGCGCCACCACATCGCGCTTCGCCAGGCTGTCGTCGAAGGCGCCGGGTGCGATCTTCTCCTGCCAATAGTCGCCGATCGTGGTGACCGCGTTGAACAGGACGGCATAGCCGGTGGCGGTGCCGACGCCCGCCTGGCCGGGCGTCGCGGTGCGCAGCTCGAGCGCGCTGGTGACCGCGCGCCGCTCGCGCCCTTCAGTCGGTGGCGTCGGTGCCGGCATCGCTTTTCCCCCCGCTATCGCTCTTGTCGCCACCATCGGCACCGTTTGCCTGGTCGTCGTCGTTGGCCGCATCCGTGGGCGCCTTTGCCAGCGGCTGGGTGCCGAGGGGCACGGTGGCGCCCTGGATGTAGAGCTTGTCGCCATTCGGCTTGGGCGGCCGGTTCTCCAGCGCCCGCGCCTCGTCTGGCGTGAGCTGCGCGGTCTGGATGCCGCGGGCGAGCGCCTCGAGCCGGCTTTTCAGGTCGCCGCGAAGCACGGCGTCGAGATTATGCTCGACGAACTCGGCGCGCCGGCGCTGGCCGAACAGCTTGAGGTTGCACTCGTCCTCGAGCGCCTTCACCCAGTGACCCAGGCAGTGCTTCACGAGCTGCAGATCCTGCTGCTCGGTGTTGGAGAAGGTGCCGGTCGACAGATCGCCAACGAAAACGGGCGGAAGGCCCCAGATCCGGGCGATCTCCTGGATCTGGAACAACCGTGCCTCGGTCATCTGCCCCTTGTCAGGGTCGATGCCGATCGGCTTCAGCGCATGCCCGGGCGGCATGCCGAAGAACGGCGCACCCGACTCCTTGGCCTGGCGGACCGCGCGCTGAATATCGGCCTGCGCTCGCTTGAAGGCGTCGTTGCCTTGCGGCAGCGGTCCCTCGAGCGAGAGCGGGGGCATGCCGCCGCTGCCGAAGAAATTGGCGGCGAAGTCACCCATCGCGATCGCCAGCCCGAGGGTCTGGGCGTTGCGATAGACCGGGCTGTAGACGTCGACCTGATTACGCTTCAGCGCCCAGGTGACGTCGATCACGTCGGTGGCGGGGTATTCGCGCCCTTCGAACTGGTAAAGCTTGCGACCGCCCCGACGCAGCACCAGCGTCTGGTCGGGATCCATGGGCCAGAGGGCTGAAGGCCGGATGCCCTTGCGCTCGATCCAGGTGCAGCCCCGGCCAACCGTGAAAACCTGCTGCCACATGTAGCGGCGCCACTCGAAGCTGCTCCACTCCGGGTTTGGCGCCTCGTTGAGCAGCATCTGCACATCGCCGTCGGTGCGCTGCGGCTCGCCGTCGCTCTTGCGGAAGGCGTGGAACGGCACCGAAGCGAGCGACCGGGACAGGAAGTTGATCGCCTGTGCCGCGGCGGGAATCTCAAGCGCCCGCTCGATCGTGATCGGCGGAAGGGCGACGCTGCCGCCGGCGAAACCGAGCAGCTGGAACAGCTCCTCGCCCGTCTGGCTGATCCTGACATTCGGGTTTTCGAGCGACGAGAAGCTGGAGCGTCGCTGATAGTCGGTCGGGGACATCAGGCGGCCACCATCGAGAACTCGGGGTCGTCCCACGGCGAACTGACCACGGGCGCCTCCTGGTTGCTCATCGCGACGCCCAGCGCGCTGATCAGCGCGACCGGGTTGTCGATCTTCAGATGCCCCTGGCCCTCTGGCTTCCGGGGGTAGACGTTGTCCTTCGCGTCGGGCTGGGCGACGACGTTGGACATCTCCCATTCCATGACCGGGTCGCCACCGTGGGCGATCGTGCCGGCCTTGGTCAGGGCGTCGAGCTGCTTCATCGGCTCGGAGAAGTTGAGCACCATCGGGCGGTACTCGAGGACCGGAAAGCCCTCCTTCTGCATGCTGGTGACCAGCATGGTGGCCTGGTGCGGATCGTAGGCGACCATCTCGAGCTGGAAGGCGCCGCGGATCTCGCGCAACGCCTCCAGGATCTCGTCATAGTCGATGATGTTGCCGTCGGTGACGTTGAGCAGGCCCTCGGCGTCCCAGGCCTGGTAGGCCGGCACGTTCTGGACCGTCTCGGACGGCAGGAAGTAGAAGCCGAGGCGGATATACGGGTCGTCGGCCGTGGCCTTGGCCCCGATTGGCGGGAACAGCAGCTCCAGCGCGGCGATATCCACCTTCGACGCGAGGTCGAGCCCGGCGATGCAGCGCCGGCCGACCAGGCGCTTCAGCGCGTAGCCCTCGACCGCCTTCATCGGCAGGCCGGGGTCGCGGCAGCGGCGCCAGGCCTCGATGTCGAAATAGGCGGCCTTGGCCGACACCCACAGGTTGAGGTGCTTCGTCTTGAACACGCCGGCCTTGCGGGGCGTGGCGATCGCGTCACGCTGGCGCGCCTTCAGGAAGTCGCCGCCGACCGACACGTCGAAATTGGGGTTGGCCTTGCGGAGGGCCTCCTCCGACTTCCAGTCGTCTTCGTCGTCGATCGTCCATTCGGCGAAGAAGGTCTGGTCTTCCAGCGGCGGCCCGCCGTTGTGGCCGATCCCGGCCAGCTTCTTCCGCTCCTCGCCGATCCGGGCGTAACAGGGGCCGGCGAGGTTATCGCCGGCGGTGGTGATGAGCACCTGGAGCGGTTGGTCGCGCGCGCCCATGCCCGTCTGCATGGTGTCGACCTGCCGATCGTCGGCATGCTCGTGATACTCGTCATGGATCGAGCAGCTCGGCGACTGCCCGTCACCGGGGTCGCCGATGATCGTCTCCATCTTGGAGTTGTCGACGAGCCGGACGATGGCTTTCGCGAGCACGTCAACGCCGAACCGCTTGAGCAGCGCAGGCGTGCGCTGCGCCATGAGCTGGGCAGGCTTGAACACCTCCCAGGCCTGCTTCTCGTTGGTCGCGCCGGAATAGACCTCGGCGCCGAACTCGCCGTCGGCGCACAGCATGTAGAGCGCGACGCCAGCCGATAGCGCCGACTTGCCGTTCTTGCGCGGCACGACGACGAACAGGATGCGGAACCGGCGCAGGCCGTCCGCCTTGCCCAGCCAGCCGAAGGTGCAGGCCAGCACCCACACCTGCCACGGCTCAAGCCGGATCGTCTCCTTGCCCCTGGCCCACTTGCCCTTGGAATGGGGCAGCGCCTCGATGAACCGGCAGACCCGCGCAGCCTTTTCGTGATCGAAGCGGTACGGGAAGTCCGCGTCGCCCTGGCGCGCTAGGTCATCCAGGAAGCGCTGGCACTGCAGCCGAATCGAGCGGCACGCCGGGATGCGGCCGCCCGCTACCTCGGTGGCATAGCCGACGGCGATCGCCGGAAAGTCGCGAGCCTGCACATCAGAAGCCCTCGAACGGATCCGCGTCGGCCGGCGGCTTGTCGCTCGCGAGCCTCAGGGCGGCCGCCGGCGTCAGCATCAGCTCACCGAGCAGCGATTGCGCGTGGCGCATCGCATCGGAGAGCATCCGGACCTCGGGCCGCACGCGGTACATGGTGCCGCCGGTGGCGGTGCTGGTCTCGTAGGTGTCGCCCTCGATCTCGAGCACCGCCTGCCAGCGCTGGATCTGCTCGAGCCGCTGCGCGAGGAGCGCGACGTGCTCGGCGAAGTGCGGGCTGGAGCGCTTCTGCTCGGCGAGCATCAGGGCGATGCCGTCGAAGAAGAGCCGCGCGGGATCGGATAGATGCAGCGGCGGGATCATGCGACCCTGCGGCACCGCGTCCGAAAGCTCGTTGTCGCGATCGCCGCGCGCGGTGCCGGTGAGGAGCTTCAGCGCGGGGTCCTTGCGGGGCCGTCCAGCACCTGGTCGGGGGCCTCCGCTGGTCATTCCGGCGCCACCTTTTTACTTTTGAATTCGCCCGCGTGAAAAACTGTGCACTACGCGGTGTCCGGCCACCGTCGATCGCAACCCGGACCCTCCCCCCTGTCCGCCTCCGGATCGTGCGTCGCGCCGCAACAATGTTGCGCGGTGGCACTCCGGCCCCGGGGCGGGTGGTGGTCCGCGCCCCTCGCGCGGTCCGTCGCTGGGCGAGTCAGGCTTGGCGGCGCCACCGTGCCGCCTCGGCGCGCTCGGCCGCGCTCTTGGCGCGGTGGCAGGGCTTGCAGAGGGCCTGCTTGTTCGACCGCACGTCCGTGCCGCCCTCGCTAAGCGGCTTGATGTGGTCGACCTCGGTGCTGGCCTCGATGATGCCGGCCGCCAGGCACACGCGGCACGTCGGCTCTTCAGCGAGGACCTGCGCGCGATCGCGCTGGCCGGCGCGGCCGCGCTTGCGCTGGTCGCCGAACAGGCGCGGCGTCGGCTGCCACGGCTTGCGCGGCGTCGCCGGCGCACCGAACCGCGGCGGCTGGGTGGGCATCAGCCGACCGTGCCCGCCTGCTTCACCGCCTCGAGCACGAAGACGTCAGAGCCACCGCGCGTGCCGAAGCCCAGCTCGCGCAGCTGCTGACCGTGCTTGCTCGTCAGCGCCTCCTTGGTGGCCGTCTTGTCGACGGCATAGGAGACACGGACATAGGGCTTGGCCCAGCGCGCCTCGCGGAGCCGCTCAAGCGCGACGTCGAAGTCGTCGCTGTTGCCGAACGTCAGCGCGAGCGGCGCGGCCTTCGTGCCGATCTTACAGCCGCCCAGCTCGACGGTCTTGCGCTTGCCCTTGAGCAGCGCCTTGCCCTCGGCCGACCACCAGGCCTCGAGCAGCTTGGCGATCGCTGCGCGGCGTTCCACTACCGGAGCGAGCAGCGTGTCGGCGACGGCGTTGCTGTCGGCGATCGCCTTGTCGCGGATGGCGTTGATGTGGACCGCCTCGGCATCGAGGCGGGCGACCTGGTCGAGCAGCGCGGTGGCCTGCTCGACGTTCTTCGGGGCGCGCGGCATCCGTGGCGTCACGAGGTCGGCCGCGCTCACGGCAGCACCCTCAGCGTGGCGCCCTTGCCGATGAGGCCACCGCACACGACGCCATGCACCGGCACGCCGGTGGGGCCGATCGCGCGGAACTCCCGACCCCAGTTGTCGTCCCGGCTGCAGTAGGCGAAGGTCGCGGCGAAGCTGCCGACGATCTCGGGCTGGGAGAAGCCGTAGGCGCCGATCGCCTGCGTCGCGGCAAGGTCCGGATCGGTGCACGCCGCCATCGCGGTTGCGAACGCTACGACCGGCAGGATCAGCAAGCGCGCGATCATGCTGGCACGTTCCCCGTGATCTTGATGCCGGTAGTGTCGATCACCAGGGTGCCGCGCGGGCCGCCCTTCACGAACGCTTCGAACCTGCCAGCCGTCTTGAGGATCTCCGAGGGGATCGTCTCGTGACGGCTGGCAAGTTCGAGGCATTGCTTCCGCAGGTTCTCGTCGGGGGTCATCAGAACGATCCAGAGCGGCCGAGCGCGACCTTTCGGCGCAGGCGCCGAGCGAGCTTGGAGAACCCACGCTCCTTGATGCGCTGGACGGTAGCGTCGCAGGCCCGGTGGATGTCGGCGGGCGTCGCCAGCGGCGATTTGGCGCGCTCCATCAAGCCGCGGTGGCGGACAAGCGTCATGAACATGGCATGCTCCTGGAGAAGCGCGGCGGAGGAACCCTCCGCCGTGGTCGCGAAAAGTCGCGGTTTTCTGCGGCCGCGCGGCTAGTCGGCGCGGGCGGATACCCCGCCGATACCCGCACTGGCGGAGATCGCGTTCAGCATGACCAGCTCGCGCTTGGCGCGCTGGCCGGCTTCGACCTCGGCGAGCAGCTGCTCGAGCTGGTCCTTGCCGAGGATGACCTCGTCGCCATCGACGGCCTGCGCCGCGGCGCGGATCGGGCCGACGTTGATCATCGGCTCACCATCCTGCCTGGGTGCCGCAAGCGCTGATGTAGAGCGGCGCGTGAACGGGTCGACCAGGCCCACGGCCAATCGCCTGTAGGCGATCGGCCAGCTCCTTCGCCTGGTCGACATGCTGCTCGTGACGGGTGTCCGAGAGCTGGCCCACGATGCGGTCGGCGATCAGCCGGTCGAGGTTGGCGCTGACGCGAACCAACTCTGCGAGGAAGGCATCGGATTGGGCCATGGAAGGGCTCCAGAAGCGCGAAAGCCCGCCAGGGGGGAGCGGGCAGTCGGGGCGTAACTGTGGCGGGGTCGTTTGTGCCGTCTGCGTGTCGGTTTCGCCCCATGACCTTTCGGGCACTGCCCGAACGGGCAGGGTCAGATCGCGAGCAGCCGCGCGCGAGGTCGCGTCGTCGCCTGCGCCTTGCCCCACAAGTCGAGCGCGTCGGTCAGCATGCGCCGGGCGCGCGGCATGCTGATGCCGCCGTTCCGCGCGACGATCGTCAGCCCGACGTCGTGGACGATCACCTCCAGCAGCGCCTCGACGCACCCGCCGACCATCGTCCGCCAGCTGTCATAGGCAAGGTTGGTCGCGACCAGCCACAGCTTGTCGTGCTCGACCTTGCCGTGCCGGCCGCCATCGACGCGCGTCTCGAGGCTGGCGGTCCGCACGGCGACGTCGGCGGTGATCAGCCGGTACGCCTCGGCGATCTGGTCGGCCGCGGCGAGCTGATCCTTGTCGATCGCGCCGGACGTGTAGAGGCGGGCCAGCGATCCAGGCCGGCGCTTCGCCTGGTCGACATGCTCATGCGTCTCCGGCGTGCCCTGCGCCTTGTGCGACCAGCGCTCGCGTAGCGCGACATGCTCCTCGACGCCTGGCGCGAGCACGATCGGGGGTAGGACGGGCCGCGGCACGCTCTTGATCTTGCCCTTCCGCTTGCGCGCCGGTGCGGCCGGCGCTTCCGGCAGCGGCCGGGGGCGGCCGAGCACCAGGTGGTCAAAGCGTTGACGCTCAGCCATTTCCGCGTCGCGGCGGCGATCCAGCGCGTTGACAAACCTATGGCGCTTCCACGCCTCGACGTGCTCGATCATGCTTCCCCCGGAACTCTAATCCTCGGGCAGGTGCTCGAACGCCGGCAACCGGGGCAGCTGCCTTTTAGGGAAGGCCTGCTGCTGCTCGCCCATAGGCTCGGAAACCGCCCAGCCCATTCGGCGCAGCGCCTGGTCGACGATAGATCGGCACAGGGTCACGTCCCGCACGACCAGGCCGCGCTTTGCGCCCGGCGTCCGCTCGACGACGCCATCGGCGATCAGCTGGTTCACCAGCTGCTTGGCACGCGTCGAGCACACGTCCAGCGCACGACCGATCTCGTCGGTACTCGGTGCCATGCCGGTCCGGACCAGCCGATCGATGATGAAAGCCAGCGCTTCGTCGCGACGCCGCGGCGCCGGCGAGACCCCCGCCATGACCGGAACATAGCAGGACGATGACCCTTCCGCCAGCGTCACGACATGGAGGACTGGCGAATGTTCCGCGTCTGTTCCAGACAGCCGGCATGCCCGACTCGACCCCGCCCGGCTGGTGACCCATGTCCGCCAACACCCGCCTCGACAGCCTGCACGACCTGATCAAGCACAAGGCCAATCTGGCGGTCGACTGGCCGTGCGGCCGCCGCCACGTCTTCGACGCGGAACGCCTGAACCGCTACGCGCAGCTCCGCCGCTGGAACAACCAGCTGTTCACGATGCGCGCCTACCTGAAGTGCCGCTGCTGCCGCGCCATGCCCGACCGGCTGCGTGCCACGCCCGAGCCGCCGACGCCCGACGATCCGTTCCCGCGCGACGAGCGCGGGTGGACGGCGCTGCACCGACGGCTGCGGGGCTAGGGGTTCGCTCCCGTCGGCACCGGCCCGGTCGGTTTCGACACGCAAGCCAGCTTGCCATGGATCTTCGTGCCCATCCAGATCTCCTCCGCGAGCTGGCAGCCGGTTACCTGCTGCACGGCTTGCAACATCTGTTCGTGCAGTTGAGCGTTCCGGCGCTGCAGCATGGCCTTCGATGAGACGATGACCTCGCCAGTCGACTTGATCCGGACTACGTAACTCTGCTTTCCCAACTGAGCGATGCGATCACCAATATAGGGCGTCGGAGCATCGGTGAGCGCGTTTTTGCCGCTCGGCGAAGTAAGCTGCATCGAAATAGCGACGGCAAATGTCAGGAGCATTGGTGGCCTTTCACGTCAGTGCATCAGCAGGGGCGTTCGGGAGAGCGTACCTCAACCTTCGCCCGCACTGTCACTCACAGAGTAGCTTTGACCTTCTCGACCTGTGCAAGCACCTCCCGTTGAGCGGCCGTGATGCTGAGCAGGTAATCAAGGTTGCCCCCGGACAGGTTCTCCCGGTTCGCGGCATCGAACATATCGAGCAACGTCTTGTGGCCGGGTTCGAGTAGGCGGCTCGCGGTAAGCGCGGCAAACAGGTTTCCGGCGGCGACAACGCCGGGATCAGGTTTCGCAGCTTCCTCGGTCACGAGACTCCCCCTTCATTAACATCGATGTTAGAACAGAACGGAAACAAAGAGGATCGAGTCGAGGTGCGTACGCCGGTGTGGCGGGCCACTCCGGGATGTGCGCTGGGGTGCGCTCGATGTGAAATCATGTGCTTGACGCTTGCCGTCGTGCGCGACGATTGTTGGGAGGAGCTTCAGCAGGCGCGGGCTCTTCATCGGGCTGAGCCAACGGCTGCTCGATTAGCTGTCCTTGTAGAGCGCCAAGCGCTTTGGGAAGACGCTTGGCTAGCTCACGAGCGCGTCCGTCCTCATCCAGCCGGCGCGAGGCTGCCAGAAGCCCCGCAAACATCGCAGTCAGTGCCGCCTCGCTGGGGAGCGCGACCGGCAGCGTGACATGCTGGATGATCGGCTCTCGTAGTGGAAGCGGAGCACCGGTTGCTGGATCGTCGATTTCGCCAACGAGATATTCGATCGTTGTCTGCAGCTCACGAGCGAGGCTCGGCAGATAAGGCGACCATCGATACGGGCGTTTGATGAGGCTGCTCATCGTCGATTGCGGCATCCCCGCACGCCGAGCGAGGTCGGACTGCGACTTGATGCCGACAGCCTTCCGCCGTTCTTCGATTCGGGCCCCAATGGTCACGGCAACAGTCTACCGGAACGGCGGTAGCAAAATATCGCGCCATGGCGCTTGATTACTAACGCCATGGCGTTAGTTTGCCAGCATGGCTCGTGAGCACGACTCAGATTCGGCTTTGGCCCGCGCGGTTCGCGCGGCCGGATCGCAATCTGCCTTCGGCCGCCTCATCGGCAAGCGGCAGTCGGTGGTGAACGACTGGCTGCGTGACGAGACTCCGCTCGATGCCAAGCACGTCCTCACTGTCGAGCGCGAGACGGGCATCTCCCGTCACGAGCTGCGCCCCGACGTGTACGGCCCTGCACCCGCCGCTCAGCCGCCGCGCCCCGGCGCCGCCGACCAGATGGAGCCTGCGCGGTGAGCTGTTCGGCAACCCCTTTCCTCCTTCGGCCGCTGGCAGACCGGCCGGAGCCCGCCTCTCGGTGTATCGTTGCGGGTCGTTCGTCTGCTCTCCTTCCACTCGCAACCTCCGGCGCCGGTCGCCCGCCACGATCGGCGCCGCTTTTCGGGTGGCATGAGGCTGGGCGATGACGGCCCCTCACATCCAGCGCCGGTTCCTGACGATCGCCGACACGGTGATGACGGCGGAGCTTGGCGCCTCGCTGCGCGCGATCCGCGACGAGGACGGCGTGACGACCGCCGATCTCGCGAAGTCGCTGGGCCGCAGCAAGGCGTCGGCCGAACGCTACATCGCGGGCGAGCGCGCCATGCCATTCTCCACCTTCGTGCGCGGCTGCAAGCAGTGGGACGGCCGCTTCGCCGATGGTGTCCTCGCCTATGCCGGCATGCGCCTCGTTCCGATCGAGGCCGTTCCCTTAACCGGTCAGCAGGGCCTGGCTGGCGTCTGCTCCTTTGCCGCCAAGCTGGCCGAGGCGCTGCGCGACGGCATCATCGACGCCGTGGAGGAGAAGGATCTGCGCCCGTCAGCGCGCCAGCTCCTCCGCTACCTCGACCACTTCCTAACCGACCACACCCGACTGCCAGCGCCCGACACCAGCTGACCCGCGCGCCCGCGCCACCCCCGACCACCGCCGCCTCCCGCCGCTTCGCCGACCCCTGTCGGCGGGGACGGCTCTTCGCATGCCCGGAACCCGCCGATGAGTGATCACGACACCCAGTGCCCGGTAAGCCAGGTCACCCCCGGCGCCTTTCTGCGCCTGGCGCGCGAGACGCAGGGGCTGACCGTCCTCGACGTCGCCCTGCGCACCGAAACCACGCCGCCGGTGAGCGCCAGCTCACGGTCGCGGCTGATCGGCGCGATCGAGGACGGCCTGGTCCTCCCTTGCGAGGACGATCTGCGCGCGCTGCAGGAAGTCTACCACTTCGACTGGCAGGACCTCGAGCAGCAGACCGGCAGCGCGATCGTGTCTGCCTTCAAGCCCGTCCTGCGGAGGCGCGCATGACCCTCGTGCGCCGCGTGCTCGAAGTCGCCCTGCTCATGCTCGGCATCTCGGCCGGCACCCTGATCTGGGGCGCGCCGCGCGTCGGCATCGCCCTCCTCGTCGCCACCGTCCTTCTCCTCGCCGCCACCACGCTGGTGCTGGCCGACCATGTGGAGCGCCGCCCGTGAGCCTGAGCCCTCGCCTTCAACACGTCGTCGAGCTGCACGACCCGACCCCGCTGCGCGTCGAGTTTCACGACCCCTGCTGCCCCTGCCACTGGTGTGTCGAGGAGGAGGCGGACGCCGCAGCCCAGCGCGACCTCGACACCTTCGTGCGCGCCGGCAAGCTCGCTGCCTGGGGCATCGCGATCGGCAGCGCGATCGCCTTCGCGATCGACGCGCACGGCGCGCTGCTGGCGCTGGCTGCCTTGGCGGGTGCGCGATGATGGCGCCGCACGGACTCGGGCCTGACGCGATCGAGATCGTCGATCCCGGCTCAACCAGCACGTTCTTGCTAGTCGGCGAGATGGTCTATCTTTCCCAGGTCAATCCGGGGGTGCGCGACCCATACATCCTCGTCCTGAACCGTGAGGCGGGCGAACGCCTCGCATGGACGATCCTTGATCTAGCTTCGAAGACCCCACGTGGCTGATCGTCCTGCCAAAGGCATGCGCGGCACCGCCAAGCGCGCTCGCCCCGGCACCGTCGAGGTCCAGGACGGCCCGGTTCGCATGACCGCCCATCGCGGCATGCGGCTCCGTCACGTCAGCGACACGCCGGGCCCGATGGGCCTGACCTTCGGTGGTGACACCATGGGGCACTGGAACGTCGACCGCATCAACCGGCTGCTCGACGCCTTCCACGCGCCGGTCGTCCGCATGCCGCTGCCGCGCGAGAACATGATCGGCATGGCGCGGGTCGGCGCGCCGGACGCGGCGATCGTCAGCCGTTACGCGTCCAAGCCGCTCGCGACGATGCCGCCGCTCAGCTTCGTGGCCTTCGGCGTCGAGGATGCCGGCGAACTCGGGATCGCGACACTCCTGGTCGATGGCCATCACCGCATGGCAGCGCTGGCGCTGATGAACGCCACTGCGGTGCCGGCTCGCGTTCTTCCTCCTACCCTCGCCGACGACGTCCGCATCGTCGAGATGGGCGAGTTCGCCACCTTCCCCGAGCCCGACATGTCTGGGTTCAAGAAGGTGCATCACGCCGGGGCGGCGCGCTGATGGGGGCGCCACGTCTGTCCGAGGAGCTGATCGGGACCATCGCGGACAAGATCCGCGACGGGTTGACGATGGGCGCGATCGCCGAGTTGGTCGGCATGTCGCGCAACGCGGTCACCGGTCTCGTCTGGCGCTACCGCAAGCGGGGCGACGAGCGGTTTCCGGAGGCCGGTCCGTCGATCATCAAGACGGCCGAGCAGCAGCGCGACGCCTTGGCGGACGCCTGGGCCGACGGAGCGCGCGACATGGACGCGGCCGCCACGATCGCGGGCGTCGCTTCGAGACTGGCGCCCATCCGCTGGGCCGAGATCGTTGCCGCGCTGGGACCGCAGGCGCAATGACGCGCGTCACTTCGACCAGGCGCGAACTGCAAGCGGGCTGCTACGCCTGCCACGGCACCGCCGCGCACTGGACGGGGCCGAACGCGCAGGCGCTCGCTGCGCGCCACCACGACACGTCCGACCACCCGACCTGGTGCAACGTCCAGCTGGCGATCGTCTACGGCGTCCAGTCGGCCGATCCCCGCCAGATCGACCTCGAGGCGGCGATCGCCGCCAGTTCGGGGGAGCGGCCGGTGTCGCTCCCCGTCCCCGATCCCGACGCGCCCGCCGTTCCAGCGGCGGACGTGAGCGCACCCGAAGGCCGCTCGTCGAGACGAAGCGCTCGCGGCCGACAGCCGGAGACCGCAGCCCCATGAACGCGATGACGAACGTCGCCAAGCCGACGCGCAGCAAATTGTCCCTGAAACCCGCCGCCGGCGATTCGCCGGTCGAGACGCCCGCGCCTGCCTCGGCCGTCCCGCCGTCCAGCGCCGAGCCGATCGCGTTGCGCCATCTGCGCCGCTCGACCGACAACATCCGCCACACGCGCATCGATGAGGACGTCGAGCAGCTTGCCGACGACATCGCCGTGCACGGCCTGCTCCACAATCTGATCGGCTACCGCGAGGGCGACCAAGTGATGATCGTCGGCGGCGGCCGGCGCCTCCAAGCGCTCGACGTGCTGTGCAACCGCTTCGCGATCTCGATCGAGTTCCCCGTGCCGGTGCTGATCCGCAACCGCGAGGACGCGATCGAGTTGAGCCTGGCCGAGAACCTCCAGCAGCGCAGCATGTCGCCGGTCGACGAGTTCCTCGCCTTCAAGGCGCTGAGCGACCGCGGCAACGCGACGCCGGCGGACCTCGCCAAGCGGTTCGGCTGGAAGGAGCGCACCGTGCGCCAGCGTCTCCGCCTCGCCGAGCTGGCCCCGCCGGTTCTGGAGGCGCTGGCCGATCGCGCAATCACCCTCGACGCGGCGCTGGCCTATGCGTCGAGCCAGGACCGGCACCTGCAGGAGGAGGTCTTCAAGGCCGAGGCCAAGAAGGGCTGGGAGCCGCACCGGACCGGCAACATCCGCCACGCGCTCCAGATGCGCGGTGTTCGCACCGACAGCCCGCTTTACCGCTTCGTCGGCACCGAGAGCTACGAGCGGCGCGGTGGCGGGTATGAGGACGACCTCTTCATCGACAAGGATGCCGAGAAGACCCTCGCCAACCCCTTCATGCTGGAGACCGCCGCGCGGGAGATGATCGACTTCCAGATGCTGCGGATCCTACCCGAGTGGCAGGCGCGCGAGGATCTGGCGCCGTCGATCGAAGGCTATCTGACCACGGCTGATCTGCGCCTCCACCCTTACGGCAACGGCGAGAAGGTGGCGGTGCCGAAGGGCTGGACGAAGGTCGAGCTGGGCTACGACACCAAGCCGGCGTGGAAGGCGATCCGCGCCGGGCAGATCCCGGTGAAGGTGCTGGTCGGGATCAACCAGAACGGCGAGATCGACCAGTGGCGGCAGACGCTGTTCGTCGCCAAGGGTCACGCGACAAAGCTGGAGCCGAAGGCGCTGGGCTACGGCCACACCAGCCAGCCCGAGACGCCCGAGCAGCGCGCCGCTCGCGAGCGCGAGTCCGGCATCCTCCGGCATGCCCGCCGCCTCGCGGTAGGCCCGTTCGCTGGCACGCAGTGGGAAGGCCGCGCCTACTGGCCGACCGGCTACTGGTACCAGACCGAGGCCAAGACGATCGACGGCGTCGAGGGCCAGCTCGTCAGCGTGCAGATCTTCGTCACCAACGACGAGGTGAAGGCGCAGCGCGCCGCGGGGGCGGCGGCCTACCAGGCCGAGCTGGACGCCCGCGCGGCCGAGGAGGCGTCGGCATGAAGCGGCCTGACGCGAAGACACTGGAACAGCAGTGCGCCGCCTTCAACGCCCGCCACCCGGTCGGTTCAGGCGTGGTTGTCCGGAAGGACGACGGTACGGGCATCCTTACCGAAACAAGATCGAAGGCGCAGGTGCTGTCCGGTCACACGGCAGTGATCTGGCTCGAGGGCATGAGCGGCTGCTACCTGCTCGACAGGGTCACCCCGCTCAGCGCGGCCGCTGCCTGATGGCTTATGCCGAGAACACCACCGTCGACTTCGAGAAATCGATCGCGGAGATCGTCACGCTGCTCCGCAAGGCCGGCGCCGACCAGATCGGACAGGTCGAGGCGCGCGCCGCCTTCACCCTCCAGTTCACCATGGCCGAGCGGATGGTGCGCTTTCGCGTCCACTTCCCCGACCAGAACCAGGTGAAGAAGATGACCGGCCCCCAGCAGGATCCTGTTCGGGTGGCCGAGAAGTGGCGCCGCCAGCGCGGCCGCGCGCTGCTGCTCGTCATCAAGGCCAAGCTGGAGAGCGTCGAGAGCAGCGTCGAGACGTTCGAGCAGGCATTCCTCGCCAACGTGGTGATGGCCGACGGCTCGACGCTCTACGACCGCGTCAAGGAGCCGATCGCCGTCGAGTACCGGACCCACGCACCAGTGCCCATGCTGCTGACCGGGCCCGGAGGCGCGGCATGACGAGCAACACCGCCGGCCGCATAGCAGAACTTCGCCGCCGGATTACGGCGAACAAGGGCATTGCCTCCCGCGCTCGGGCCAGCGCGTTCGAGCTGCGCATCAAGGCAGACAACGCGGAACGACAGATCGCGTCCGACCAGCGCGAGATTGAAGCGATGGGCGGAAAGCTGAGGCGATGACCGCCCGCACCCCCGAGCGCGTGGGCATCGCCGAGGCCGTGTTGATCACCGGCATGTCGCGGCGCACCCTGCAGTCGCTCGCCACATCGATTCCCGGGGCGAGCAAGCCGGCCGGGCGCTGGCTCTTCGCCGTCGCCGAGCTGCGGGCTTGGGTCACTCGAACGACGAAGAAGCAACCATGCCGAAAAATCTCTACCTTCGCGCCGGGATCTACTGGGCGCGCTTCAAAGCGGGCGGCGTCGAATACCGAGAAAGCCTACGAACTCGTTCTGAGCGGGTCGCGTTGAAGCGACTGGCGGCCAGACGTGAGGCGGTCGAGGACCAAGTGGTCTACGGCATCGCCGGGCCGGTCAGCTGGCCCGAGGCGGTGGTCAGCTGGAACGCGGCCGCCGGCGATCGCCTCGGTGAGCGGTCGCATGCCCGTTACGTCTGCAGCCTGCGCCAGGTGCGCGCTCACTTCGACGAGGTCGCGGTCCAGGCGATCACGGCAGACACGTTGAAGGAGCTGATCAAGGCGCGCCGCCGTGCCGGGGTGAAGAACGCGACGATCCGCCGCGATCTCACCGCCGTGTCGAGCGTGCTAGACCATTGCGCCGACGAGGGCTGGATCCCGGAGAACCCGGCGGCGGGGCTGAACCGCCGGCGCATCGTGCCCGAGCGCGTGGTGCGCATCGTCCTGCCGCGCGAGGCCGACATCGAGCTGGCGCTCGGCCGACTGCCCTCGCGCATCCGCGACGTCTTCGAGTTCACCCGCGAGACGGGGCTCCGCCTCGACGAGGTGACGAGCCTGCGACACACGGCGATCGACAGGACCGAGCGGATCATCACCGTCGAGAACGGCAAGGGCAGCAAGGTGCGCGCCGTGCCGCTGACGCCGGCGGCGCTGGCAATCGTCGACCGTCAGCCGCGCTTCATCGGCAAGCCCTGGGCGTTCTGGCAGGAGAAGGGCGAGCGGCTGACCGGCGTCTCGTCGCGGGTGGGCGGCTACATGCGCCGGGTGGCACGAAAAGCGGCACGCGAGAAGGTTGAGTTCCAGGCCTTCAGCCACCACGACTTCCGCCACCTGTTCGCGGTCGAGTACCTGCGCGCCGGCCGAGGATCGATCTACGATCTGCAGGGTGAGCTGGGGCACGGCACGATCGCCGTCACCGAGCGCTACCTCGCCTTCCTGACGCCCGACCAGGTGCGCGCCGCCAAGTCGACGGTGGCACAGCGCGGGGCACACGAGCAGCGGTTCTCCGAGGCCTGATGTCGTCTCGCCCGCAGAAAACGGCCACGGACAGCCCTGCCCCCGCGACGCGGACCCAGGGCTTTGTAAACCGAAGGTCGGGGGTTCAAGTCCCTCAACCGGCACCACGTTTTCTGCGGGTTTCCGCCACTTTTGGCCCCCGCGCGACGCGCAAAACGCGCCATGTGCTGCGGTCCGCGGCGACACACGAACTGGCACAATCTGTTCGCCCGCTGTTCCGGCGCGCGCGACCGCCCCCGCATCCTCCTTGAGCTGACCAGGATCAGCGCCGCGCTCGCCTGAGCGCTCCACCACTGCACGCGCGCACGGCTGCCGAGACAGGTTCAGCCGGCGCTTTCGTGCGTCCGATCGATATCCGCCAAGGGGGCTGGATCGATGTCGACTGCCGACACCGCCACATCGCGCGACCTCGCGCGCGCTACACGCAACGTCCTGAAGGGAGCCGGCGCCCGCCTCGCCGGCAAGGAACGCGGACCCGATCGCCGCGTGCGACGCGACAGCTACGACATCGACGATCCCCGCGCCCAGGTGTGGCGCCGGATCGAAGATGGGTCGAAGGCGAGCGGTCTCGCCTGGGCCGACGCGCTGCTGCAGACGGCCGAGGAGTTCGACGTCGTCCACAAGAAGAAGGGGGAGCGCGGTCCGCTCCAGGCGAACGGCCTGCGCGTGCTGGCGGCGATCGTGCGGCGCGCGCTCGATTTCACGAGCGGCCGATCCGAGCCCGAGCTGCTGACGCTGGTGAAGTGGACGGGGCTGTCCAAACCCGCCGTCGTCGGCGCCCTCGCCCGCCTGCGCGAGCACGGCTTCCTCGACTGGATCCGCCGCAGCATCCGCGCTGGCGAGAAGGGACAGCCAGGGCCCCAGCGCAAGCAGACGTCCAACGCCTATTTCTTCGGCTTCGGCCGGATGCGGGACAAGCACAAGGGCGTCTGGCAGCGCTTCCGCCAGCTGCTGGCCCGCAAGCTCGCCAACGCGGCCGCACGGAGCCCTGGCGCCGCCCAGACCGCGCCCACGGCGCCGACACCGCCTAGCGGCCCCCTCGGGATCGCCCTCGCCTCCCTCGGCAACGCAGTGGCGAGCGCGAGTTCATGAAGCTGCCTGTATCCCTCATCAGGGGTCTAAAGGGATGAGGAATGGGGTCGCTTAGGCGACCCCATGCTCCAGCAAGCTGGTCCCCCCGGCCGCAACGGCCCACCCCCTCCATCCGATCGCCAAGACACGGCGGTCGGAGCGTG